AATGGAAAACCATTGATGAATGTTTAGAATCGATAAGACCATATAATTTAGAAAAAAAGAAATTAGTTACAAATATTAATAAAGTATTAGAAGAATATAGATTATATTCATAATATATAGTATTATGACAGATACAATAGAAAAAAAGAAAAATTTTGTATTAGAATCTGATACAAGTTCAGTATCAGATAAAAAACCAGAGTCATCTTATACATTATCAAGTAATAATACAAAATCACAAGAGGCGTCATCAGTTCCTTCTACTTCATCATCAGAATCATCTAACGGTCCTTTAATAGTTAAAGACTTAGAAACAGAATTCAATAAAATTAGTTGTGATGATGAGAATTATTATACAAATGAATGTAATAATTTTTTATTAAAAAGAGAAATACTAGAAAGTAACTATTTATCTGAGCATCCTGAGTCAGACCCATATTTATATCCAAATCTAAGTGATAAAAATTTTAATGTTAAAATTGCGTCTAAAAAAGAATTTAATGATACAAAATATGATGGAACAATTCATGATAGCATTAAAGAACAAGCAGATTTGTTAGCTAATGCTGATTTTGAATTACAACCACATCAAGCATTTGTCAAAAATTTTATGTCATTTCAAACGCCGTATAGCAGTTTGTTATTATATCATGGATTAGGTTCTGGGAAATGTCACTTAAAAGGCACACCCATTATGATGTTTGATGGAACAATAAAATTAATAGAAAATATTAAAGAAGGTGATTTATTAATGGGTGATGATTCTACACCAAGAACTGTATTATCATTAGCAAGAGGTAAAGATAAGATGTATGATGTTATATCAACTACAGGTGACAAATATACAGTAAATCAAGAACATATTTTATGTTTAAGAACATCATCTGTTTCAAATATTGTTGAAATCTCAATAAAAGATTATTTAAAATTATCTGAACCTGAAAAAGAGATATTAAAAGGATATAAAGTTCCTGTAGAGTTTCATGAAACAGATTTACCTGTTGACCCTTATTTGGTAGGAATGAATTGTTATTCACAAAATGAAAATAAAATTAAAAACATCCCTTTAATTTATAAATGCAATTCTAGAGTGAATAGATTGAAACTTTTAGCTGGATTGTTAGATAGCATCCCTAATTTATCAAACGATAATAGTTTCAACTTTGAAGAAAATGACGATACATTAATAAATGATATTATTTATTTAATTAGAAGTTTAGGTTTTGCTTGTTATAAATCAGCAAACCCAATTGATTGTAATTATATAAGAATACATATTAGCGGCGAAGGTCTTGAAACCATTCCTACTTTAAAACATAAACTTGTTGTTGAACCAACAAAGGATGCGTTACTAACGGGAATTAAAGTTGAATATGTTAATGAAGACGAATATTATGGGTTTACATTAAGTGGTAACTGTAGATATTTAATGGGTGATTTTACTGTAACACATAATACATGTAGTGCTATTGGTGTGTGTGAAGAAATGAGAGACTATATGAAGCAGATGGGAATTACTAAAAGAATAATTATTGTTGCTTCTGAAAATGTTCAAGATAATTTTAAATTACAACTATTTGATGAGAGAAAATTAAAACAAGTAGATGGTATTTGGAACGTAAGAGCTTGTACTGGAAACAAACTATTAAAAGAGATTAATCCTATGAATATGAAAGGATTATCAAAAGAAAAAGTAGTTAGCCAAATTAAAAATCTTATTAATGCTTATTATATCTTTTTAGGCTACGGACAATTTGCTAATTATATTATCAAAACGCTTAATTACACAGATGAAATTGAAAGGACCAAAACAATAGATAAAAGAAAACCTGGTGAAAAAAATAAAATTCAATCTCTTAAAGATTTAAAAATTACTTTAAATAAAAGAATAATTCAAAGGTTACGTAATGAATTTAATAATAGACTCATAGTAATTGACGAGGTTCATAATATTCGTAAAACAGACGACAATGAAAATAAAAAAGTCGCTATGTATCTTGAAATGCTTGTCAAATCTGCTGAAAATTTGAGGTTTCTTCTTCTCTCTGCTACACCTATGTATAATAGTTATAAAGAAATAGTTTGGTTGCTTAATTTAATGAATACAAATGATAGGCGCAGCAGAATTGAAGCAAAAGATATATTTGATAAGAATGGTGATTTTAAGAAAAATGGTGAAGAATTACTTATTAGAAAAGCTACAGGATATATTTCATTTGTTAGAGGTGAAAACCCTTACACATTTCCGTATAGAGTTTATCCAAGTGAATTCGCAAAAGAACATACATTCCCTTCTATTAAATATCCATCATATCAAATGAATCTAAAAAAAATACCACATGAAGATAAGAAAAGAATCCTTAGTTTATATTTAAATAAAATTGGTAATTGTGGTAACTGTGGAAAATGTCAATATTGTTGTTATAAATATATTATTTATAATTTAAGGAATAAAAAATTTTCCGTAACTACTAAGAAGGGTGTTGTAAGAGATATGCCCAGTTTTGAGAATATGGAATCATTTGGTTATACACTTTTACAGACACCATTGGAATCTTTAATTATTTCATATCCAGTTCCAGGATTAAAATCTATTTTGGATGAAATACCTTCGGAACATTTTTCTGAAGAACTTTCTGAAAATTTTTCTGAATTAACTTTTGAAGATGAAGATGAAGATGAAGAAAATGAAGAAAATGAAGAAAATGAAGAAAGTGAATCAGAGAAAGAAGTTACTCCTTTAAAACAAATAAAACCCAAATCAATAATTATTGAAAATTCAAGTGAAATCGCAAATAATAATTCATTTGGAAATGATGTAGTAACGAAATCATCTTCTGTTACAAAAACATTGGTTGATTCCTCAAACAAATTGGCACCTTCTGTAGCCAAAACACTAGCTGATTCCACAAAAACACTAGTTCCTTCTGTAACCAAAACTCTAGTCGATTCCACAAAAACACTAGTTCCTTCTGTAACCAAAACTCTAGTCGATTCCGCAAACACATTAGTCCCTTCTGTTATGACAAAAAAAGGCGGTGTAACATCTTCATCTAAAATTGACAATAGTATGTCAATTGACCCACATCAATTGACTGGTAAGGCTGGTTTAGAGAGAATGATGAATTATGTTGATGAAAAATCACCTCCACAAAAGGGAGAATTTGAATATAAAAAATCAACGATTGATAATTATGGTAGAATATTTTATCAAGAAATTATTGGAAAATATAGCGTTAAAATTAAATCTGTTTTAGATAACATATTAAATCCTAAAAATCAAAAGGTAGGAGAGGGTATTATATTAATTTATTCACAATATATTGATAGCGGATTAATTCCTATGGCTCTTGCTTTGGAGGAAATGGGATTTACAAGATATGGTGAAAATGTAAAACCTTTATTTAAAAGTAGACCATCTGAGGTTGTTGATGCTAGAACAATGAAGTCACCAGAAGATAAAAAAAATTATATGCCTGCTCGTTATTCAATGATTACAGGCGACCCCAGATTATCACCAAATAATGATTTTGAAGTTAAAGGGTTAACAAATGAAAATAATAAAGAAGGTCATAAAATAAAGGTTGTATTGATTTCTAAAGCTGGTTCCGAAGGTATCGATTTAAAATTTATTCGTCAAGTTCACATTTTAGAACCTTGGTACAATATGAATCGCCCAGAACAAATCATTGGACGTGCTGTGCGCAATTTTTCACACAAGGATTTACCATTTGAAAAGAGAAATGTTGAAATTTTTATGTATGGAACAATTTTGGATGACAACAACGAAGAATCTGCTGATTTATATGTATATCGTGTTGCGGAATATAAAGCTATTCAAATTGGTAATGTTAGTCGTGTGTTAAAAGAATCCGCGGTTGATTGTATAATAAATCATGACCAAACAAATTTTACACAAGAAATTATGTCCGCAAATTTGAAAGAACCTATTACTCAAAAATTGTCTAGTGGATTAATATTAAATGAATTTAAGGTAGGAGACGCACCATTTTCACCAGCATGTGATTATATGGCTACTTGTAATTATTCATGTAGACCCGATAAAAAGATTGATGAAAATAATTTAAATGAGGATACTTATAATGAAAACTTTATTATGATGAATTCAGAGAAAATATTACAACGAATCAGAATGCTTATGAAAGAGAGTTATTTTTACAAAAAAGATGTATTACTTAAATTAATCCGAACACCAAAAGAATATCCGTATATTCAGATATATTCTGCTTTGACGCAGTTAATTGAAGATAATAGTGAATTTATTATAGACAAATATGGTAGAAACGGTAGGCTTATTAATATTGGAGAATACTATTTATTTCAACCAATTGAACTGAAAGACCAAAATGTTTCTATATTTGATAGGTCAGTTCCAATTGATTACAAACATGATATGATTAATTTTGAAATTAAAAAAAATATGGTTGCACCAGTTATTGATTCTAGAAATGTTGGTAATATAATTGTAGAAGAAGAAACAGATACAACAGCAGGCAAAAGAATCTTAGATGAAATGAAAGTAAATTTTGATATTTGTCATGATTTTACTAAACAGAATAAGGTTCCTAGAGGCGACGACAATTGGTATAAACATTGTGGCATTGTAATGAAAAAAATGTCGATAGATTTCCCAGAATCTAGTAAATACTTAATAGAATTTTTAGTATCTCATTTGATTGAATTATTATTATATGAAGACAAATTAGAGTTAATTAATTACCTATATTTTTTAGATAATATAAATAATGGGTCATTTGAATGGTTTGCGAAAGAGTATTTTGAAAAAAGAATTATTAAAACAAAAAATCTCAGTTCTATAATTTTGTATAAATTTAACAAAAGAATGATTATGATATTAAATAATAAAAATAAATGGATAGAATCTGAACCAGAAGAACAAAAAGAATTGGCAAATTCAAAAGAAGCGAAACAAAATCTTACCTTTAATGTGGATGATTTTAATACAATTATCGGTTTTATAGGATACGAAAAAAAAAATAAATATTTAGTATTCAAAACAAAAGATATAAAATCAAAAAGGGACACAGGAGCAAGATGTGATGAAGCTGGCAAAGAAAAAACATTGAAGAAAATAAATGAAATTATAGGAGAAAATAAATATAGTAGTGAATCCACAAAACTACAAAAAGACAGTGATGGAAATATTATAAAAGAAGCTGTTGGAACTGTAGAATTATGTGTTCTTCAAGAATTTATTTTGAGATATTTTGATACAATTAAGAAGAATAATAAAAAATGGTTTTTGACACCTGAAATGGCTATATACTATAAACTTTATACTGTGAATAATTAATAAAATCATATTTTATATTAAATAAAATTGAAATAAACATAAATAAAAGATAATATGTATATACAATATAACAATGGAAATCATAGACAAACAACCACAACAAAAAAATAAAAGAAGACTTCCTATTATACAAACAATATATTCAAGATGTTTGATAACTAGAAATATTATTTTACCTATTACGTCTATTGGAAAAAATATAAAAGAAACAATAGAAGAAAATATAAAGGACATATTTGAAGGTAAATGTGTTGTAGAAGGTTTCATAAAGCCTAATTCTTCAAAGATTGTTACATACTCTAGTGGGTTAGTTGTTAGAGGAAACTCCATATCATTCGAAGTAGTATTTGAATGTGAGATTTGTTTTCCTGTTGAAGGTATGCTTATAGCTTGTGTCGCTAAAAATATAACAAAAGCTGGTATTAAAGCTGAAAGCGCAAATGAATTTCCGTCTCCTATTGTTGTGTTTATAGCTAAGGACCACCATTATAACAATACATACTTCTCAGAAGTTCAAGAAGGTGATAAATTTAATGTAAGAGTTATTGGACAACGGTTTGAATTGAATGATAAATATATTTCAATTATTGGTGAAATTATTAAACCAAAAGTTGAAAAAGAATTCAATACTAAATTAAAAGAACAATCTAAGCCACGCATAGTTATAGAAGATTAGAACTAATGTGCGATTCTATATAAAATTACATATAAACCCTTGTTTATAATATATATTGATTTTTTTGTGTATTGGTATATTTATTAATTTTATTATTTAAAAACAATTTATGTATTATTTGTAAATGGAAGCTATAATATCGACAAATGAAATTAATAATTTTTCTGTTAGTGAGCTTAATTATATTAGAGAATCTGTAGAAAAAATGAACAAATTTAATCAAATTGAAGTCCTTCGAATATTTAAAAAAAATGAAGAAATAACAATTAATGAAAATAAATATGGAATTCACATAAATTTATCTGAAGTTAAAAAAGAGACTCTAGATGAAATAATTGTTTATATTAACTACGTTAATACACAAGAAAACACATTGAATAAATTTGAAAAGCAAAAAGAAGACTATAAAAATACATACTTTACAAAAGATATTAAAGATAATACCAAATTATTAAATAATACGTAATGACACTATATAATGATGTATTAAATGAATTACAATATTATATACTAGATGAAAATAATATTAGAAAATCTATAGAAATGAAATTTAAATATATACCAAATAATAATAAACCAAATAATATAAAACATGCGAGTCTTTCAAAACCAGCGAGCAATATTTTTATACCCAGAGAAAAAGACACATTATTTTGGTGCTTTTATATTTTAAAAAATGGAGAAGTAAAATATGAAACAACTAATAATAAAAATGATGTTATTGCTACTAGGTTAAAAATTGATTATATTGAAAAAATTAGAAATGAAAAACAGACTATTAAGACATATAAATTTGATACTATTAATAATATAGAGTCTAACTTATCTAACGATAAGACATTAAATGTTAAAACTTTTTTATCTCTTTGTGCTATTGAGAATATTAATGTATTAATTGTTAATAACAAGACTTATTATAAATTATTAATGAATGATACTCCAGATATATATATTGTGTATTGTTTATACAATGGAAATAAAAGCTATGAAAGAAGATACGGTTTTGAAATAGGGACACATCATGCTATTAACAATATAGAGACGACGCTTTATAGAGTTGAAAATATAGATAAACCCATTAAACCAATCACGGCATATAAAGTTCAAGATTTGGTTGATATATCAAACAAATTAGCAATTGAAACTTCTAATGCACAAACTGGAAAAGTAAAATCTAAAAAAGATTTGTATCAAGAGATTGTTCAGTATTTTTAAATTTAAAAAAAAATGAACAACAATTTAAAAATATGTCTTATTATATATATAACAATGAGTTCTATCGAAAAATCTAACGTTTCTAATTTAGAAGGTAATAATTATTCTCATGATTTTGGAAGTCCAGAACTAAATAATTTATTTAAAAACTTGGACTCTGAAACTCAGAGTAAGATTACCAAATATACGAATAAAGATGTTCAAATAAATATTTTGAAAGATATGAACGACCCAAATTTGAATGCTTATTTCAAAACCTTAACTAAAGCTAAAAGAGAAGAATTAGAATCATTCGGACTTCGTGATAAATATAAATTTTTAAAAGAAATTATAGCATTGGACATTAAAAAACACAATTTACATGGACAACAAAAAACAGTGCCTATTGAACCTCCTCCAAAAGAAGCACCTCAGGAACTATTTTCACAAGAAGAACCAGAAATTATTGAGCAGCCAAAAGACAAAACACCTGCTCAAATTCAATTTGATAATTTAGTTAAAAAATTTTATAGCACAAATCCATATGTTAAAAATTATAACGCAAATCATGAACTAGAGGTTAAATTTGGAACTAGAGGTATTAAACCATTAACAAGGAATGATTATGACAATGTTATCAAAAAACTCAAATCATTTGGGTTTGTAACAAACGATAGTTTAGGTAAGTATATGTTGCGTATAAATTGTGAATTTTTAGATAGTGTTACTGGAAGATTCAAACTATCCGAAGATACTAGAACTGAAATTGCGGGACTACACAATATTCAAAATTATTGTAAAAATAATGATTTAAAATCTATTTATACTTCTTCTCCATCTTCAATTGAATTTGTTAATAAAAGACGTCCTCTTATTAGCAATGAAAAAGTATATCCTGTTAATTTTGACGATTTTAACTTTAGAGTTTCTTATCAAACAGAAGAAATACCTAAGCCTGGTGTTAAAAATTATGTATTAGAAAATTGGAAAAAATCAAAAAAAGAATTCCGTTATATAAATCGTGTTTCATTTGAACATCCAGATTATCCATTTATTGTGGATATTAGCATTGTTAAGTATGGAAATAGAAGTCCTGATAAATATGGACGTGAAGGTCGAGGTTCGATGATTAGAGTTTATACTATTGAAGAATCGAATGTGTTTAATAATCAAGAAACATATGAGATTGAGATTGAAGTTAATAATAAATTAATTGGTCCTGGAACAAAATTCAATTCGCCTGAGTTAATTGTTGAATCCTTAAGGAAGGTAATTAAGTTTGTTTTAGGAGGATTACAAGGAACAAATTACCCTATTTCCTATTCTGAACAAAATCAAATTATTCAATCTTATATGAAAATGTTGTGGAAAGATGAATATGACCCAACTAAAAAAGTTGATAATCGTTATTTTATTGGTCCAAACTCCATTACATTACAAATACTAAATGTTGCGCCAATTGATGAAAATTCAAATGAACCTAATATTCGTAAAGGGTTTGTTGTAACTGATAAAGCAGATGGTAATAGACATTTACTATATATATCGGACAATGGTAGGATATATTTAATTAATACAAATATGGATGTTATATTTACTGGAGCAAAAACAGTAAATGAAATGTGTTTTAGTTCATTAATAGACGGCGAATTAATCAGCAAAGATAAAAATGGCAAATTTATAAACTTGTATGCTGCTTTTGACATTTATTATTTTAAAAACTCTGATGTAAGACATTTAACGTTTATGCCGTTAAAAGAAGAAACCGAGACAAATAAATCTAGATATTATTTATTAAAAAATTATATAAATTCATTAAAGCCAGTTTCAATAATGGATACAGCAAATACAAAAGCCTCATCTGTAACAGAAAAATTAAAAAAAATAGACGATTTGTATTCGCCAATAAGAATTTCAACAAAAGAATTCTTTCCAACAAGCAATAATAGGAATATATTTAATGCTTGTAATGAGATTTTACAAAAAGAAAAATCAGGTAGGTTTGAATACAATACAGATGGGTTAATCTTTACACATGAATTTTATGGCGTTGGTTCTGAAGAAATAGGTAAAGCTGGACCAAAAACAAAAATTACTTGGGAACAATCGTTTAAATGGAAACCACCTCATTATAATACAATTGACTTCTTAGTCACAACTAGCAAGGCATCAAATGGTGACGATGTGATTAAACCAATATTTGAAAGCGGGATTAGTGCTGAATCTGCGGTTCAATTTACAGAATACAAGACAATAGAACTAAGGTGTGGATTTAGTGAGAAAAAAAATGGTTTTATTAACCCTTGTCAAGATATTATTGAAGACAGATTACCTCATTTTAATCAAAGGTTTGAAGACAAACCAGAAAATGATTATTTCCCTAAAAGATTTTATCCTACAGAACCTTACGACGCAAACGCAGGATTAGCAAATATTATGCTGAAAACTGACTATACTGGCGCAAAACAAATGTTTTCTGAAGACAATGAAGTATTTGAGGACAATACTATTGTGGAATTCAGATATGATTTTGAGAGAGAACAAGGATGGAGATGGGTTCCTTTGAGAGTAAGATATGATAAAACGGCTAGATATTTAAGAGGTGAAAAAGAATATGGCAATGCTTATAAAACATGTAATGAAAATTGGAAATCGATTCATCCTGCTGGTCGTATTACAGAAGATATGTTATCAACTGGGATTGGCATTCCTGAGGTAAGTGTAAGTGAAGATAAATATTATAATACGCCCGCAGGCAAATTAATGACCGAATCAATGAAAAACTTTCACAATTTGTATGTGAAAAAAATGCTTATAACATCTGTATCTAAACAAGGTGATACTTTAATTGATTATGCTTGTGGAAAAGCAGGAGATTTATCGAAATGGACTGCTTCAAAATTATCATTCGTCTTTGGTATTGACTATTCTAAAGAAAATTTAGAAAATCGTCTTGATGGTGCCTGCGCAAGATTTTTAAAAGCTAGAAAAACCAATAAAAATATGCCATATGCTTTGTTTGTCCATGGTAATAGTGCGTTTAATATTAAAAATGGTAGCGCTATGTTGAATGATAAAGCTAAACAAATAACGAATGCTATATTTGGTATTGGACCAAAAGACCCTGAAAAAATTGGAAGCGGTGTCGCAAGACAATATGGAAAACATGATGACGGTTTTAATGTATCGTCCTGCCAATTTGCTCTTCATTATTTCTTAGAAAATCCAGATACTCTTCAAGGGTTTATGAAAAATTTAGCTGAATGTACGAAACTTAACGGTTATTTTATTGGAACCGCGTATGATGGAAAATTAGTATTTGATTTATTAAAAAAAACTAAAACAGGCGAAGGTGTTCAAATAAATGAAAATGGCAAAAAAATATGGGAGATTATTAAAGGATATGGGTCTGATAATTTTGATGACGATTCCAGTTGTATTGGTTATAGGATTGACGTATATCAAGAATCTATAAATCAATTGATATCTGAATATTTGGTAAATTTCGACTATCTGAATCGTGTTATGGACGCATATGGTTTTAAATTAATTAATAGAGAGGAAGCGAATGATTTGGGTCTTCCAGATGGTTCAGGATTGTTTAGTGAATTATTCTTAAATATGTTGGATGAAATTTCAAAAAATAAATTTAAAGCTTCAAACTATGGCGACGCGCCAAAAATGTCCAATTTTGAAAAGAAAATCTCATTCTTAAATAGATATTTTGTTTATAAAAAATATACACATGTAAATTCAGATAAAGTTGTTATTGAGTTAAATGAATATCAAGACACTGAGAATTCAAGAAGTATGAAAGACACTGCTAATGCTGTTGAAGTTGCTAAGGAAGAAGTGGATAAAATAAAACCAAAGGTTCGCAAGCTAAGCAAAAAATTATTATTAGTAGCAGCAACTGAACCAATTGAAGATAAACCTATTGCTCCTATAATGGAAAAAGAAATCGTAAAGGACAAAAAAGAAAGAAAAAAGGTTGATAAACAAGTCAAAGCAAAGAAACAAGTATTAATTGTTGAAAGCGATGAAGACTAATATTGCTAAAATAGACTTAAATAAATTATATAATATATAATATTATAACAAAATGAGTTATTATATATTACCAAAAAATAATAATAATATTAATGTTAAACCTATTGCCAGCGATGACATTATATGCGAACCTTATTTGTCTTATAGTATTTATAATTATTTTAATGAAATCAAACAACAAATAATTGACACGTGTGTATGTGATGATACATTTGACACTTTTGAAAAAATTATTACATCAGTGAATCCATACGAATATGTTTTTTCTGTAGTTCCTGGGACAACTTTTTCTGTAAGTAAATTAAAACCAAAAACAAATATGTTTTATGATTTTTTAGAATTGGCTACTATATTAAATATTTTTGATTCTTTTAAAAATAATATTATTACTAGTCTCCACATAACAAAAAACTATGAAGATACAATTGAATGTCTTGAAATGTTAAGAGAGAATTTTCATGATAGTAACGATTATTTAAATAATATAAATGATGAATCATTAAAGGAAATTTCTAATAAAAAATATGATTTTTTATTTTTTGAAACAGATAACGAAAATTTACAATGTTATATTAAAAGTTTTATTGAAATTGTTATAATAATTTTAAGAAATCAGAATAAAAATGGTCTATCAGTTATAAAAATTAATCATATTTTCCATAAACCAATTGTTGATTTATTATATTTGTTATCATCATTATTTGAAAAATCTTACATTATAAAACCACATACAAGTAATGTGACTAATTTTGATAAATATGTTATATGTAAAAACTTTATAGTTGACGAAAATAAATTAATACAATATAAAAATAATTTTATTAAGTTAAGTATATTTTTAAAAAAACTAGGAAATAAAAATATTCATTCTATCTTAGATTGTGATATTCCATATTATTTTACTATGAAATTAGATGATTTAAACGTTATAAACGGACAACAACAATTAGAGACACTAAATAATATAATTACAATTTTTAAAAATAGAAATAAAGACGAAAAAATCGAGGTCCTAAAAAAAATTAATATACAGAAGTCAATTACCTGGTGTGAAAAATATAAAATCCCTTGTAATAAGTTCGCAGATAAACCTAATATTTTTTTATCAAATGTAAATGAGGGTTATTAGAAAAAGAATGGCATAATTTATTTGTATGCTGATGTTCCAGTTCTAGTATTATATGTATTTGGTGATTGTGAGAAATGGTTTGAATTATTTACAGACCTAGGAAAGTAACGATATGTGCTAGGCTGGCTAACAGGAACCTGATATAGTTTTAATGTATTATAATAACAACCTTTTTTATTTTGGAACTTAAAAATAGTAGGTGTATTACATTCTGGTGCTTTATTTTTTTGAATATTTGAATAATTCTTAGCATCACCAGCATAAAGTTGATTTGCTGTCACTAATTGAGGTCCCGTATTATTATAATTCTGAATAGATGCTGCGTTTGTAGAAATGGTATCAACATTCAATTTAAGATTTCTAGTAGAACTATCAACCGCACCTTGTTTCGCGTATTGAGGATTATTTGGTTTATACACAGTAAGCTTGCATCCATTTGGGTTAGATGGACCTGAAAATGGAACTCCCCAATAAGGATTATTAATAAAAGCAACAAATTGTGCTAAAGCATTTACACGTGTGTCACCGTGAAGCGTATTCAAATAATTAAACAAGTTATCAAAATTATAAGCATCTGGCAATGATTCATAGTAGTTAACTTGTGATTGTGTTAGGATTCCTTGTGTTAATAATATATTTAATAATTTAACTACAAGAGCATCCTCTGTAGCATCATAAATCTCAGCATTTGGATAACAATTAGCAACATATGTGTTAGTTATAGCAAGAGCACTTCCTGGTTTAGCAAGAGATAATTGTTCAGTCGTTATACCAGATTGTAATAATTCATTCGTAAGTTGTACTGAATTTGGTTGTTGAAAGTTAAATGCCTTTTGTTCATATGTTTTACATCTATTTTGTAAGTATTGTTTGGTTGTCGTATAGTAATTCTTCTTCAAATTTGTGCTAGCATAAATAGCTCTTCTTTTAGCTTTATATTCCTCATTACAACATAATACAGGGTTTTCAACATTTGGTTCAGGATTTTCAGTTAAAAATGTTTTGTTTGGGTAATAACTAGAAACTATACCTACTCCTTGACAACTTTTACAATCATTTTGTAATTCATTTATGCCATCTACTTCATTAATTGTGTTTTGTTTGACAATAAAAGAACCTGGTTTGTCTTGCATTTCATTAAGAAGACCAGACCCACCAAACCCACCTCCAAGCGATGTTCCTTTACTAGAAGATACAAATCGATTCATGTTATAGTTTATTAATGCGCCTTCATCTATATTTAAAGTAATATTTTTATCATGAGGGTCTTGAGCTATTAAATTTGGTATATTAGTAACAGGAGCTGATGGTATTACTCTTCCTTTTCTAAAATGTTTAATTGGTCTTGGTATAAAAACCCTCGTGTTAGAGTAGGTTCTTGAAGGAAATGAACCAGATTGGAATATGTTTCCAGTATCATTATTTGTTAAAGGTCTGATATGTCCTGCTGCTACGCCAACTGGATTACTTTCAATACCATTGCCTTTCCATGGTAAATATTGTTTATTATAATATGTACTATTATGATTATATCCTGATGCTGGCATAGATGATCTCATTCCTTGTGGATAATAAGCTGTTGACATTTATACTATTATTAAA